TGCAATCATTACCTTGATCTGATCATCTGGTTTTGAAACTCTTTCCAACTTACAGGCCTTTACACCAGGCATTTCATTGATCCTACCTTTGTAATACTCCCTGTTTCCGGCAAAACCTCGATAATTGTAGCTGTTCAGCACTCTTGACCGATACAGTTCGGTATCCTCCTGGTCTTTTCCCTGCAGCCTGCATTTCAGTATCTTTCCCCACTCAAACCCTTCCACAAAAGTTATCGGGTCCAGATCAGATAAAAGGGTATTCGGGCCGCTTCCAGATGTATCACATCCGAGCCTGTATATATGCTTGTTTTCATCAATCACATTGAACACTGTATAGTTGTACTCATCGCAATTCCACCTGCTGCCGGCCGGAACTGCACAATTGAACTGTGCTTCAAATTCTGCATAGGTAGCTTCATTTATGAAACATCCGATGTCATTTCCAATCCGGATAAGGTGTTCCAGATCCGCCGTATCTGCAAACATGTTCTTTTCTATCCCGGCCATAAACATATATGTCTCTTCCAGCTGGACCGCCTGTTTTGCACAGGCATTATACAGAAGACTTCCCTCTGATGTATCGATATCGTCCGGCATCTCCTTCATCATGGCTTCCATGATATTTTCAAATGTCATATCCTCAAACATAGATCTCCGCCTCCTGTTCTCCCAGTGTTGTTATAAGTTTGAATGACAGCATGATCTTTTCATCCTTTTTCACACATTCAAAATCTGTGATCCCTTCTATATATGGATTTACACATAAACACTCCTCCGTCATTCTTTCCAGCTCTGAATTCGTATATCCTTCAGAATACTGTTTTCCGATCAGGTCCTCAAACTCCTGTCCATATTCATCTGAATATATATAATATCTGTACCTTGGCGTATGTAATGCGATCCAGCACCATACCATGAGAGCATCTACGCCCTCCACGATCTTCCCGGACAACTGTCCTGTTTTGAAATCAATTCCATATTCTTTCGGAACGTATTCCTCTTCTGTAATATCATCGGATTCCGTATCTGCAAACGGAAACATCATACCGGGTCCACCACCTTTGCAATCAGTACAAATTCCTCAGTATCATTCATCTTCATCAATAAGACTTTATCACCTTCTTCCAGATGATTGATTCCGTCTTCAACAGCCAGGTTGCTGCTTACTGAATAGTCACTTTTATTTATTATTCCCGATCCTATTTTTACTCTCCCGTCATGGCCCATTATGCCAAATTCCGGCACCTGAGGGTTGTAAAAACGTCCCGCCTTTCTCATCTGCTCAATTAACTCTTCATAAGGAGTCATAGCCCGCTGTACCTCCCTCCGTTAATGATCGCCGTCACTTTCTTTCCGGCCCATTGCCCGATATTAAGCTGCGCTCCATTATTTGTCTCGGAATTTCCCAGGCT